TCTTCCCGTCGTTCAACTCGCTCACCTCCATTAAGTCCGCGATACAAAATAGTATCGTTGACAACGGCAACATTAGTATAAAAATCCATCAAGCAGTAGCATCACGATACAATTGTAGCAGACTATCCATCGGATCAACGATGGTCAGAATATCAGAAGATCTAATAGGAATCTGTTTCTGATAACTCATGGGAATAAAGTTCTCAAGTTTCCACTCTGGTGCAAACCCAAGAATGCGTTTGGGATTGATAAGAATACAATCAGTATCCTCATCGGGGCGTTCATCAATCTCCGAGATCAGGTACTGACCCGTTTTCAAGAACAACACTTTCACTGTCATCACGAACTCCTACGTTTTGAATGTAACTTTCTTTAATATTATCCTGTGGTTCACATACTGTGACAATCCAATCCTCTTTTACAAGGTATTCTTCAGACTTTGACGTTGCCAACCAAGGAACAAAACTCAAAACACTGTCTGAAGGTTGACTAGAACCCTCAGACAAAACTGCTTGCTCCACCACAGTAACACGAACTGGTTTAATAAAGACTGTTGCAATTGACTCTTGAGTGTCACGATCAACGATCTCACGAATATCGGTCAACAGTTCTTCTCCAGATTTGAGAAGGACAAGTTGTACTGCCATAACTCCTATAATTCAACCCACATCATAGCATGTGGTCAGTCAATTGACAAGCTGGTGTCCTTAAGGTTCCTCAGGTGCTCAGACATCTTATCTAGGTATCCACGATTACGGAGTTCCTTGAATACAAGATTCTCTACAGCAAACTCTCCTCCGCGTTGGATAGCAGATGCTCTCATGTCACGCAGTTTATCTTTAAGTTTCTCAAATGCAGCACGATCATCTGCTCTGTTATCAATCAGGAAATCAATCTTCTCCATGTAGTGCATTACCTTCTTGGCAATGTTAGGATCTACAAGATTTACATCCTGATATGTAGGACGACGCAACCACAGACTATTCACCAAGGAGAAAACTCCCTGACCCGAAGGGGCGGAATCTCTTCTATCTTGGGCATAGAGTTCAACGTCGTGTCCATAAATCTGAATATCATGGGTGAGAGCCCATAATTGTTTCTTGTCTCGTAAGTAATCATCAATGAGATCAGGACAATCGGCAATATCTTCCTTGGAAACAATAAGATGCAAGTCCAAGTCAGAATACTTAGTATAGTTGTAATTGGCATTTCCACCTACCAGAACGACATCAATAATAGCAAGGGATGGAATGTTCGCAAACTCTGCCCACTCTTCAGCGATACGAATCAAACCCTCACGAACCTCGGGTTTCATTGATTCGCCAACCCAGAACTTAGAATTTAACTGAGTATTATAGCGAAGGGTAAGTTTTAAATCCCTATATGTTTTCATCAGGACAGAGTTTATTTGTATTTATAAACAAGAAAAAAGAGGGTATCCTGACTGTGACCAGGACCCTCTGCGGCGACGATATTCAATTATATTTATTCACCAGTCAACTCGTAAGTTTTTTTCTTCTGGTGGTCAGGAATAATTCGCCTTAGTCTAATCGTAAGGAGACCATTGGTAAGGTCAACACTTTGGACTTCTACATCATCAGCAATAGTTCTACTCCAAGTAAATGCGCGTCGTGCAATTCCTCTCTGTAGATACTCATGATCAGGATCTGAATCTCCAGGTTTTGTACACTGTACGAATAATTTATTAGATTCAGTTTCAACTTTAATATCTTCTTTACTATAACCAGCAAGTGCTAGTTCTAGTCTGAAGTCAATGCTAGTTTCTTTAACAAGATTATGAGGTGGATAGTTTGCATCTGACTCATGCACTGAGGCAAATCTACGAATCCATTCATCCATACCAATACCAAACCTTGACGCATCATTCAATAGCGCATCAATGTCCGCGATGTTGTACTTGACCATCTGTAGTTCTCCTTAAATAAGCGAGTGACGTTTTGTGGACCCCGAAGGCATCCTATATAATTTATAATACCAACACTGAAATTACCAGTAGTGATAACCGTATGAATTTATTATCTGATTATAGAATCGTCAATAGTGATACGATTCAAAAAGTATTTGAAATCTCAGAAGCAGCGGAAGAATCAGTTCATTATGTAGAGAAAGCTGGTTTAAAGTATGGCATAATTAAAAACTTCTATAAAGATCCATCCGCAGTTAAAAATTTTATCCAGGAAAACTTTACCATATTTGGTAGTCCAATATCAAATTCTCCTGGTTTACAATTATATTTCGATATACACTTCAACAAACATTTATCTCATGTCATGAAATACTTTCATGACATTTTGGCAAAGCGTTACTTTCCAACAAATCCAACAAAAGAATATGGACTTCCTATGTGGGAAAGTTATTTTAATTTTTACTGGAAAGATATGCCTGCTATGAAACAAAATATCATTCCTCATGCAGACGATTTTTGTTATGCTTTCAACTGCTGGATCACTAAAGATATCCCCGAAGGAACTGATTTCTATACTTATAGTTGGAATGGTCATGCGCCAGTTCATACGATCAGTGAATTCAGAAGTGTTAATAATAGAGAATTCTCTACTTTCCGCAGATCATTGGACTCTGATCATGAGACACGTTCAACGGAAATTGAATGGGACACAGAAAAACATTTAGATCCAGAAGTCTGGAATAAGTATCACACAATTAAACCAGAATATAATACTGTAACTTATTATCCTGGAATGTTCTTTCACATGCCTTCGATTTCTCCATCTTATGAAGAAAATTTTTTAAGAATGTCACAAGTATACACTTACCAGTTTTTACCTCCAGATGAGTTTGCGAGAGCATATAAAAGATTTAGAGTAAGTAAGCACTGGGAAAAATAAGAAAAAAAAGACCCCTTGCGGGGTCACGGGTGTTCCGATTGTAGAGTGTGCCGCACGAAAAGCACAGAATTATTTATGACTCGGTAGTAGTAACTACTTTCTTTTTACCGATGTTATACTTTGCTTCCAATGTCCATTCAGACTTCTCCTTGTAAGCGATAACCTTAATCTGATTGAGAGGGGATACATCTACAATCACCTCAGGTTTAACTACAGCAATCAGTTCCCAGTCAACCAAAAGTTGAGTAATACGATTACGACGCTGAACATCATTCAACGTGAGGTTAGCACGTTTACCATCAAGGGCAAACAGTTCTTTGAAATGGACAATATAGTATCGTCCCTGCTTATGAAGAATGTGGCAGGATTGATACAGTTTCTTTTCCTTGCGAGATGCAACACCGATTCTGGTCAGCGTCTCACGGACTTTAAGGAAATCATCAGGTTCGCTCAAAGTAACTTCCACCATATCATGGGGATCCCAAGTTACTTCAATATCAGTGGATGTAGTCATTGTTTACCGCCTTTAGTCAATTTTTGTTTAATAGAACTCAGTTGGGTATCGGAAAGAATACTAAGAGCGGACTTAGCTTTCTCGTTACTATATCCATAGTAAGATTTCACTGCATCCAAATCATCAATTTGTTCCTTCTTCAACCACGGAGAGAATCTCCGTTTTGGTCTGACAATATTTAGTAAAAATTCATATTGTAGTTTTTTAGACAGATGGTGATTGATATTCATTTCATTCGCCACCATAATAGTATCTATAAAACCAGACAAACAACGGTTTACGATGTAAGGAGGATACTGATTTTTATTCTCATCACTCATGATATTTTGTTTCTCATGATTGATAGAATTCAACCAGTGTTTTAGTTCAGTCTTCGCCATCAATTTTAAAGTTGTACTCAAGGATAACGCGGTAGAAGAAATCATTCAAGGCATTCAGTTGTACCTTTTCATCTTCATCTTCAAAGTGCCAGTTCTCTAGACGATACTTTACTGATGTCAGAATCTGGCGACAGTCTTCAATATCAAGTTCTAGTTCAACGTATGGGATGTTATCTTCATTCATGGTTTTAAAGTATACCATTGATCATCATTAAATCCAGACATCATTCGACTATGAACATCCATTGCAATAGAGATTCTAACATCATCAGTGTTATTAGGAGGAACCCAGTGATAAACATTAGAAGAAAATAGCATCAATTCTCCTGGATTATTTTCATGTTTCTGTCCCTCGAACCATGTGCCGAGACCAGGGGGACCTCCAATAAAAAGATTCACACAAGTCCAATCTTTAGGAGTACTGAAAGAAACCATAGGATCGCGATGCTTATGTTTGGCAATTCCTTCTCCTTTACGAAAAGTATTTGCCCAACACTGAACAAAACCTTTACCACCAAAAACAATTCTTATTTTCGGAATAATAATTTTACCCACAACTTCATCATTCAACCAATTGAAGCACCAATCGCGACCAGTCAAAGAATCTTTTTGCGTCAATTTTTCCTTGCCGTTCGTGATACCTGGATTATCAAAACGATTCTCGCCAAGTGATTTTACATAATTTTCCTGCTTCAAAATTCTTTCGTAAATTATATTAGATTGTTCCGAACTCAGAAAATTAGGAATTTTAAGTAATTCAAAATCAGTCTTATTCATAATTAGTCAGTAGTAATTCAGCACGGTCTTTCTGTTCATTCATATAATCGCCTGTAGAGCGCATTGTATACGTCAGGTCATAACTACATGCCAACCAGTCTTTAAAGCGATCCTTGACCATCTGAGTGGAGTTATAGGAAATCATTTGACGAGCAACGTAGCGGTCGCAGTCAAGAGCAAACTGATCATGATCAAACCGCTTATGAAGATCTCCCTTCTTGCCATAGAGGTTATCTTTAATGTCATATGGAGGATCATGATAGATGAAAGTACTCTTATCATCAGTAAACAGTCCTTCATATGACCAGTTAGTAATCTTCCAGTTTCTAATTATTTGAGTGTATCCAGGGAGTTTACTAATTCCAAGCATCGAGAAATTGCTATCTGACGCTTGCTTGGAGAAGGAGCTGGACTCAGTGAGACCAGAAAAAGAGCACTTGTTAATAACGTAGAAACTACAAGCGCGAAATAAAGGGGAAATGGAATAGTCATTGACAAGCTCCTTTGCTTCTAAAAATAATCCTTTTGCTGATGCTTGGTCTGGATACCTAGACTTAAGTTCCTGCAGACGCTTGTGCATCTTGTACCCATCGTCCTGCAATACTCTCCAGAAATTATACAGTGGTTCATACAAATCGTTGACCCACACAGGAGTATCTGGATTCTCCTTACTGAATGCGATAGCAACGCTACCACCACCAAGGAATGTCTCACGATATTCTTTAATATCCTGAGGAAATCTTGGAAGAAGATATTTGGTGGCGCGAGATTTACCACCAGGATATCTAAGCGGCGTCTTGAGAGACTTCATAGTTTGGTTCATGATATTTAAGGTATTCCCAAAATGTTAACTTCAATTGCTTAACTGTCATACCACAATGGGCAGCAGCGGCAGGTAGGTTCATAGAAGCATAGAAGAGTGCTTCGTGTGCTTCCTGTACGTTCTGAGGATTAGTCTTTACTTGCATCAAAGAATAAGTTTTTTCTTTTCGGGTGTAGCAATTGGCGAATACATTTGCTCATACTGACTAATAATTTGCTGGTCAGGTTCAGAGATATAAACCACAAACTTAGATTGTACTTCAATCTCAGTGACCTCCTTGCTCAGCATTGGAGACCATGCAACGAAAGTCAGAGTTCCTTGAGAGGATGGAACACCAACAATAGCGTTCTTCACAGTGATAGTACTGTCAGTGCTATCTACCACTTCAGTAATCAGATCCTCACCAGAGGACATACGAATTAGTTTTACATTCATTTAATTTCACTCAAAAATTTTTGAAAGGTATTGGTCTTAGAAAGTTCACAATGATTACCAATGGAACTAGTTTGCAATGGACAGAAAAAATCATAGATGCCATCATCAACCATGTTATTGAAAGCATCTAACATATAATCTCTGGCATTAATTATTCTATCATTTTCAAACGGAAAAGCAAATACTAATAAAAATCCCAAACGATAATTACTGTTTTGCTTTTTTAAATCAATCGCAGAACCCAATGCTTCTTCTACACGAAGATACTTACATTTTTCAATACTCTTTGAAGTAATGCTTTTGTATTCAAGAGCAGTAACTAGTGAAGGAAAATGCAAGTCCCATTTTTTCCAAGGTCTATATTTGACTGGAATTTTATCCTCAGGAATACCCAAGTCATTAGTTTCCAACAGCAACTTGGTGAGAGGTTCAAAATGCTTGTTCTGCCGAATTGCTTGCGTACCTTGCTCGGAACCAACAATGTTCCAATACTCATCTAAGAAATTTAAGTTCATTTGAACTGACATTCCATCATGATTTCGGTCAAACATGCAAGAAGATTGATCTCCTGATCAGCAGCAAACGCTGCCTGATACTGATATTTAGCAATTACCAAGACTGCCATAGGAGTAGTGGAAGGAACAAGAACATCATACATTGCCTCATAGATGCGATGGATAACCATGTTGAAATCATTATCCAGATTTGCCACAACCCACTTACGGACAACACCAAACTCTTTGTTCTTCAAAGCATCAGTGAGTCCTTTCAGATTAATATCTGTAATCTCGGCAAGAATACCAGTATCAATATTACCAGTATTACCATACTTCTGAAGTTGATTCAGAACACGACGCCAATCAGGGAAGTGATTCTGAATCAGTTCCGCAACAACCTTAGGATCATACGCAACATTCTCACTCTCAAGTATAGTCCTGACACGGTTGAAGAATTGCCCCGCAATAGCTGCCTTTTCTTTTCCTTTGAATGCGAAATCAATGACTGAACATCGTGATTGGATGGGGTCAATGATTTTGTTTTTGTAGTTGCAGGTGAAGATGAATCGGCAGTTGCTATGATATGCCTCAATAGAACTCCGTAGGAGGAGTTGTACGTCGTTGCCTGTGTTATCTGCCTCATCAATGATGATGACTTTGTGCTTGCTGCCTTGAAGAGAGACGGTCGTCGCAAAGTTTTTTGCTGTGTTGCGTACCGTGTCCAGAAATCGTCCTTCATCGGATCCATTAATAACAATATAAGAAAGGTTAAGTTCTTCACACAATGCCTTAGCGGCAGTGGTTTTACCTACACCAGGAGGACCAGCAAGCAGAAGGTTATTCAACTCACCAGCAGCAACCTGTTGCTTTAGATCGCGTTTGATACTGTCAGGCAGAATACAATCGTCAATCTTACGAGGGCGGTATTTCTCCACCCACAGATACTGGTCATTCATAATGTAAAAAAGTTTCAGTTAGAATCGGGTTCAAGTGCAATCCAGTAGGTCAGAGGCATCTTCTCATGCTGGAAGCAACTGATCAGGCGCTTGGACATAGTGACCTTATAATCTCCTTTGAAGATCTTCAGGTTCTCAACCTTCATGTTGAGTACAAACTCATCATCGGTAACACCGACATTTACGGAGTAAGTATTTGAAGTGTCGTTCTCCTTATCACGAACAACCACAGAGATCATCTCACCATCACCAACAACAGAAAGATCAGGGAGATTGTTGACTGCTGCCATACGAATCAAACGAGCACGGTCATCATCAGTCAAAGTAAAACTCACATCTTCAGAAGGAAGTGTGGGATTGTCATCTGGTGCTTTCTTAATCAGACTAGGGTCTGCAAAGAAATACTTCATGGAAGAACGTGTGTCAGTAATCTTCACATGATGGTCAGCACCGAACTGCATGTCAGCACCCACCATCAGGGACATATTACCAAGAAACTCACTCAAATCATAGATGGCAAAGTCTTGTGGAAATGCTTCCGTAACATTTGCCTCAGCGAGAATGTTCTCTGCAATAGAGAAGGTACGCAATTTATGTCCTGCCTCTACAGCAATGGACTGATTAATCTGAGAGAAGTTCTTCAGAATTTCAATTGTATCGTTGGACAGTTTCATACTCATTGGGGATAATCACTTTTGCTATTGAGGACGCCAGAGAAATGGCAAAGAAGAATGCAATAATGAATTGCTTTTAGAATGTCCATCTTGGACTTACCACCTTTCTTACCGAATCGGGAAAGGTATTTAATTGCATTAGAACGGCAGAATGCTTCTGCGTCACCAATACTTTCAATTAGATCAAGAGTCTGAGTTTTAGAATCTTGAGAAGTATAGTGAGAACAATACGTTCCCGACAGATACTCACGAACTTCTTTCAGTACTTTATCTTCTTCGTACTTCCAGAAGTAGTTTGCTTCCAAATTAATTTGCGGGATGCTTGAAAGGTCTAGATCAAAGTCTGCGTTACCCTCAGTCGCCATTGGTCAATTCCTCCATTTTACTAAAATTTTTCACTTTATCAAATTTGAGAACACGGTCAAACTTTTCAACCATGTGCTCTCGGTGCGAGATAATAAACAGATTGAGGTCGTTGGTAAAGTTTCTCAAGATATATGATAACTCATCAGTGCCCGTACTGTCAAGTGAACTGTCAAAGATCTCGTCAAGGATAAGGAGGTTGGTGTCAACGCTGTTCTTCAGTTTTGCAACTGACCTCCAGGTTAGCATAAGAGCGATGTCAATGCGAGACTTCTCACCCTCAGAGAATGATGAGTAACTGAAATCATCTCTATAACGAGACTTAATGGTTTCCTCAAAACTCTCACTCAGCGTGAAGTTCACAAAGAAATCCATCTGCTGCAGGTACTGGTTGATGAGTTTGTTCATCACTGGCAGGTATCGTTTGATAATCCTGGTCTTGATACCAGTGTCCTTCAGCAGGTTAGCAGCAACACTGAAGTAATCTTTGTTCTCCTTGTGTAAGAACAATACTTGTTCATGCTTTACTTTTTGCTCTTGTAGTTCACTTAACTGCTCCTGTTCTTTACTAGAGTTGTTCTTACTGTCAATGATAGACCCGATCTCATTCTCAAGATCTTTAATCTGACGATTGATATGATTAATGATTCCATTGTTCTTATCAATGGCAGAATAATTATCTCTGATATCATTAGAGATTTCTTTATACTCATTAATCTGTGTCTTTACATCACTAATCTGTTCGTCAAGAACGCTCCATGCTTTTTCTGTTTCAGTGATAGACTTCTTATTTTTATTTACCTTAGTTTGCTTAAAGTCAGAGTCTAGTGTTTGCTTACATGTGGGACAAGTATCATTGTTAGTATAAAATAAGAGTTCTTTATTTAAGTTAGAAAGTTTTGTCTTAAACTTTATCTTAAACTCTTTTAAACTATCATACTTTTTAGAGAGTTTATCACCGTCAAATAAATCACTCTTTCTAGTTTCAATATACTCTGTGATTTTGTGATTCTGTAATGTGATATCTTCACTTTGAGATAGTAACTTACCAATCTTATCGCGCTTATGCTTAATAAGATTGTCACTCTGTGTTTCGAGTTCTCTAATCAGATCTTCCTGCGACTCAATGCGATGCTTTACCAACTCAAGATCTTTGTCTTTGAAACGAATGTCATCATTGACCTGTTTCATTCGGTCCTTAAGATTAGAGTTCATCGTAGAGAACACCTGAATATCCAGAAGATCCTCGATGATGTCACGACGTGATGCCAGAGGCAACTGCATAAAGGGAACGAACGTAGAAGATCCCAGAACAACAATCTGCGTAAATGACTTATAGTTCAGTTTGAGAATTGTTTGCTCTATGAACTTCTGTTGATCTGCTGCTGCAGCATCTTGATTCATCATCTCACCGTCAACATAAACCTCAAACTTATTAGGTTTCATGCTACGAATAATCTTATAAGATTTTTTCCCGACAGAAAACTCAACCTCAACACAGCAATCTTTGCCATTGATGGTATTGACAAGTTGAGGTTTGTTGATCTTACGAAAAGGTTTGTTAAACAGAACAAAAGTAAGAGCATCTAAAATTGTACTCTTACCTGCACCATTCTTACCAATGATTACATTGTTACCATGTGAATTAAGTTTAATTTCTGTAAAATTATTGCCACTAGATAAAAAGTTTTTATAACGAATGGTTTCAAAGATAATCATGTGTAATCATGTGTGTGATGGTGGGATCATTAGTTCATCGGGTTCTACAATAGTGTAATTATACCCTGTGCTCTCGCACATTTCAATCATTGACTCACTGTCAACCTCAACGGTAGTCATTGGTGGAAAGTCATCTGCCTCAAGGAGTCCAGCAAATCGTTGAGCATCCTCTAACTCAAGAAATAATAGCAGAGTTCTGTTATTTTCAGGGTCCTGAATTGCATATGCTCCTTCATTCTCCTTCCCATTTAAGCACAGTATGAACATTATACCACCTCTAGTGCCTCGACGTAAAGAGACTTCATAATCTCCTTTAACTTATGACTATCTAGATTGGTATTAAGTTCGTCAACATACTTCTCCAAAATAGTAAGAGTGTCTTCATGTTCTAATTCCATATCAACATCCTCATCATTCTCTGTAGAGAAGTCCTCAATGATCTTAAGATCCAACACAACATCTTGAAGACTATTGACAATGTAATCGAACATAGTGTAGTCTGTTTTGTTTTCTACAACTAGTTTGACAACCGTATCTTTATAGTCATCGAAGTCTAGAGTGCAATACTCATTCTTAGTATCATCATAAAAGATCTTATGGAACATCTTATATGGATTCTTGATCCAGTCTAACTTCAGAGTTTCAGTGTCCCAGATATGGAATCCACGCTCGTCTCCATAATCATTCCAATACATCTGATATGGATTACCAAGATATTGGAAGTTACTCTTCTTACTCTTCGTATGATAGTGACCTGACATCACCAACTCAAACTTAGCAAACTCAGATGTCTGCCTACCATGATTAGCAACGTAGGTAGGATTAGTCTTGAATCCTTCCATCTCCAGGTGTCCCAGAACAACCTCAGAGTCTGTTCCCTTCAGAAGGTTTACTGTTTGTTCTTCATTCTGATCGCAGATCCAAGGAAGATAAACCATCTTACGACCACCAACAGTAACCTCAGAGGGTCCAGTGTAGACACGGAGGTTAGCATATTCCTGCAGCAAACACTCCAAAGAATTGATCTCCAGAGTGTTCTTATAAAATGAATCGTGATTACCGACCATCATGTCAACTGTAACACCCATGTCCTGCAAAGGAGTGAAGATGTTCTTCCGTGCCCAGTCAAGACTCCAAAAGTCAATGTTACGACGAATATCAAACACATCGCCCAAGTGGATGACGTGCTTAATTTTCTTCTTCTTTAATGTGGGGAAGAATACTTCGTTGTAGAACTTCAGGAAATAATCATGATAATCTTGATTGCCTTTTTTGAATCCATAATGTGTGTCAGTAATCAGGGCAACTTTCATTTTCTAGTCTTCTGCTCAATGTTTTGTTTAATACTGTTATAGTCGGAGGAGGAGAAGTTCAGTTCATTCTTGTCAGCGTAAAGGACTTCATCATACCCAGAACGTTCAAGAATTTTGCTCTTAATTTCTAGTTGCTTCTTTTCTTTTTGGATTCTTCTCAGGAATGCATAGTAAATGATCTGAGTGAAGTATGCAAATGGGTTGCCACGATCAGGATCAAAGTTGTCAATGTACTGAACACAGTTTTCAATACCATCACTGATCATGTCCTCACGAAAAGGATAGTTGATGAAGTTAGGACGGTAGGATAGATGCTGTGCGATCTTCAAGAAGCACTCACCGATATAATTAGGTATTCTAGGACGAGGTGCTTCTTCTGTCAAGGCATCTTGCACACTTTTTTTGTACTCAGACAGTGCTGCTAGAAACTCTTTATTGTCTACATAATGCTCTGGTTTCTTTTTGGATCTCATTTTGATTCATCTTCCTGGGATAATTGTACTTATATTATAACATATTATTTAAATGTCAATCCCTTTACATGACACTTTATATTTCCTGATATAGTAGATCCAACATTTCCATTCAGAACTTGATGTGGTAACCAGGAAGGAAATAAAATCATTTTTCCTGATTCCAAATTGGGTACATACTTTACTGGAAAATCCTTAGAATCAGGCATATGACACTGATTTAATATATCAGACATGTTTGGATTTATAAATTCTGTCTTAGAAATCTCAACATCTTCATAGATGATAAAACTCCAATTAGTTACAGAGTGTGTATGATACCCCTGAAAATCTGACTGCTCATATTTATTTCTCCAGATCTGACAAAATTCTATTGCATCAATTTTATCATGCAATTCACTGAAACACTCAGTCATCTTATCAATAAGATATTTAAGTGTTTCCTTGGATGGTTGAACACAAGAATCAATATTAGATTTTACTTTACTTTCCCACATGCGCTTATACAAACCATCAGGAACATCAATCCTATTCAAATCAATATCGATTTCAAATATTGGAATTTCAAAAATAGATTTTTTTCTTTTCATGGCTTGACAAGGTTTAGTTTTATCAGTAGAATAACTCTGTAAGGGTTCAAGAGAGACAATAGCTTTAATAATTATTAAAAAGTTCTTCAAAGAAGATTCTTGCTTGATCTACAGATGCTCTGTATCCTTTGTATTTTTTCTTGTTTGCTCTCCTACTTATTTCGGAGAGTTTTTCTTTAGCAGTTTCATTAATTTGAACAACTGCTTTTTTATAATGAGTTAGTCCTGGTTCTAATAGTTCGTTAACTGTTACTATTTTAGCATCAGTTATAAAGAAGATATTGTCTGTTGATGATTTAATCCATTTAGATAATCTTAATCCAGATATTTTAATATTGTCGCCTAACAGATCGTGTAAATCACTCATGTCCTCTAATATTAATGGGTCCTGTATTAGTAACCCTTGTTCATGGACTTCAACTAAACCAACAATTTCTTCTCCAGTCATTAATTTTATTGTGCCGAAGAATTTATCGTTCATTTTTTGATGTTTACTGGGATAATTTCATAATTAAATTGCTCTTCGTTGTAAACTTTGATTCGTTCTTTGAGGTGATTAAGTGTGTAGTTAATATAACTTCCCCTAGAAAAATCATCAGCAATGTCATATAGCACTGCTTGAGCCTTGTTATCTCCCTTCCGAAGGACCCTACCAATAGATTGTAGATTCCTGATCCTTGACTTACTGGGTGAAGCAAAGATAATATTGTGGAGATTTTTAATGTTGATACCTGTGGAAAAGGTTCCGTAGGAAGCAATGATAACGCAGTTATCATTTACCTCTGCTAATTTTCTTATCTCTTCTCGTTCAGATGCTGCTACACCGCCATGAACAAAGAATACCTTTTTGGTATCACCGATATTTTTATTTATCATATCAAAAAGTGGTTCCCCATGCTTCTCCACATAATTGAATAGAACCAGAGTGTTACCACTTAAATCACGAACAAGATTTTTAATGAACACATTGCGTTTGTCATGCGTCACAATGTATTCCATCTCATCTTGATATGTCGCAAACTTACACGATTCGTGTCTGAGAGCAAGAATTTTAATTTTGAGTTGCGAGAGTTGATCTCGCTTCATAAGATCAGCAGTGCTAGTAACCCGATCAGATAATCCGAACAAACCTTCCAGAACCAGACGGTGAGTTTTCGTTCCGTCCAGTGTACCTGTGAATCCGATGCGATATTTTGCTTCATGGAGTTTCGTCATAATACTTGTTAAAGACTTTGCCTTAAACGTATGGCACTCGTCTCCGATCACCGCAGTGTAAGAATCAAAATACTTTTTGGGCAGTTTGTAGATTGACTGCCAGGTTGTGATGACTACAGGAGCATCAGAGACCTTTGCTTCACCTTGATAGATCTGGTGACAATAGTCTTCTGCGTTCCAACCATAGTCTTGGAAATCTTTAAACAACTGTGTCACTAGTGAAATACTAGGAACAATGATCAGTGTTTTAAGTTGTGCAGCAGTAAAGTATCTGACCAGAGAATAGATCATGAAAGATTTGCCAGACCCTGTAGGTGACAAGATAATCTTTCTGTAGTTCTTCAGTGCTTTGTATACGGCATTGTACTGATAATCTCTGGGTTTAATTTGACTACCCTCAGTAAGGTAGTCCAGATATTCTTTTACAGTCGCTGGCAAAATGTAAGGATCTTTTTCCACAACCTTGCCATAGAACTCATTCTCCTCATAAGAATAAGTATAGTCTCGTTCCTCCGCCCACTCAATCAGATAGTGCAGCAGACCGATGTACAGTTCACCATTAGCAGGAGAGAACAATCTGATTTTACCGTCCCAGAACTTCTTCTTGTACTGGGGCATAAACTTTGCATCAGGTACTTCAAAAGTAAAGTACTCTGATAGTTCATATTTGATATGTGGTTCACAATCAATTAGTAGATATACTTCGTTCTTCTTTCTAATGATAATGTCAGACATTACTTAATTCCTTCAATAAATGATTTCCATTCAATCGCATTCTTGATCTGGTATGAGCGATTGTTGATCATCCTGATTACACTTTCCAGGTATTCAATGATGATTTCATACATATCAATCTTTATCTGCAGTTCTTTAACCTGAGAGTCAGACTCAATATACATTGGCAGATCTGATTTAAGAACCTTGAGATCAAACGGTTCTTCCTTGTATTCTTCTACAGATCCTCGTCCCGCATAGTATTCAAACTTGCGTCTGTTGAGTTGTTTGAGGTCTAGTACTGCTAGTTTCCTTTTAAATTTGTAGTCCGAAAAGATTTTTAAATATTTTGAGTGTAGTGTGGGAATGCTAAGTGCAGCGGTATCAAGTTCAACAGGATCAATCTTTGAATCCTGTTCCCACATCGCCTGAATCTCTTCAAATGTCATTAACTAATCACTTCTCCATCATACTTAATTCTATATATGGTATATTTAAAGATGGCAGTTGCGGTAAGGTACTGAACTCCTTGCTCCGTCGCATCAAATGCAACTGGTGTTAATGCAGTAGGCCATGCATTCTCAAATTCAATTTGAATATTAGAATTAAAGTTACTATTTAAAATTTCTAAGGAAATATCTCCCTCTATTGGATCTTTATCAGTATCAAATCTTTCTGCAAGACCAGTCTTTGCAATCCACTTATGTATTGACACATAATTTGTCATGTCCTCATCAATTAAAAATTTGACGACAAGATCATCATATTCAGTTTCTGTCCCTGCAATAGGAATATCTCTGAAGGGAGTTGCAACATTGATATCAGGAATTCTTACACCAGGAATGTTTGCTGCCTGACATAGGAATGCTACTTTAGGAAATTGTTCAATTGATAATTTAAAACCCTGTGGTGCTAGGTAATTCAGATTATCAATTTTATCTTCCAACCAATTTGCTTGGGTCATCGTTATAATACTTTTTAGATATTTAGATAAAAAAAGACCCCTTTCGGGGTCATGCAACTACATTAGTATTCTTCGGCATATACGTTTACATTGGTGTTGATCCAAGGAATCACATTCAATTAGACATTCGTAGTAATCATTTAATTTCTGATTTTCTATTTGTAAATCATCAACAGTGTCTTCAAAATGTCGCCACTCATCTAATTGAGCCCTTGATAATAGATTGTGCATCTGGTCACCTCCATACAAATTTAACTCATACTATAGGGAGGAAGTTTGAATCATTTGATCACCTCGCATAACTCTACTACTATCTAGCCAACTTTGTGTATCGTAATATACATTTATTACTTTTTTACATAGTCTCAATGTATCTAAAAATATCTACACATATGAGCATAAAAAAAGACCCCTCTGTGAGGGGTCTGTAAGGTCCTATGTGAGATGAATCACATGAGGTTGGTAACACGGACACGTCTGTAGTAGACGTTAGTGCTGAGGTTACCAGCGTTGACGGGATCGGAGTTGGAAAGAGCAGTTTCGCCTTTAGCAAATGGGTTGAGGACCATGCCGTAGCGAGTCTTGAATCCGATCTTGGGCTGGAAGGTGTCAGGTCCGATTGCACGTACCATCTGCAGAGGTACATATGGGCAATAGAACAGACCAGCGTCATAAGGTGAAGTACCCTTATAACCAGCAATGAAGAACTGAGCAGCGTTAGCGCCCTCAGTAGGCAGTGCAGAATAAGGATCAATGTAAACGCGGATGCGACCGTTCAGCGTACCAACGAAGGTGCTGCCAGTGTCATCAACGTTCAGACCTGTGTTAAGAGCAGGGTTGTAGTCAAGGACACCAGCCATTGACAGGGCGGAAGCAACGTCTGAAGAACAGACGAGCATGTTGCCCTTCCCTCTACGAGTCTCTTTTGCGATGGCGTTCATTTCACGCTCAATCTGGAAGAGGAGACCCTTGAACTTCTCAACGCTCCAACGTCCGTTGGAATCAACGTCCATGTCGAATGTACCTTGAGTAGCAACGTTCTGCTGAGCACCAGGCTTAGCGGAGCGGAATACGGTACGAACGACTTCTCTGTTGATTTCGGTGAGGATCTCAGCAGAGAGGATGTTAGCGAGTTCAGTCTCGGCATCCAGACCATGAATTGCCTTCAGGTCTTGTGCGAGTTCGATGCTGTACTCAGCTTTCAGAGCGCGTGACTTAGCAGTAACGGCAATCTTCTCGATGCTGAATGCCATTTCAGGGAATACGCTAGCAGCGGCTTCGCCCAGAGCTTCAGCAGTTCCTGTTGCCATTGCGCCAGCAGAACCATAGGTGCCGCTGTCGTTAAGAACAGCAGGGTTGGTTCCAGTAGGAGCAGTACCACCAGCAGAGTTACCACTGTCGTAAGCAGTACCAGAGAAAGCAGAGTTAACTTCGTTATAGAAGGTCTCGTCACCAGTCTGAGATTCGGTGCGTGAACGCATCGCGAAGATCAGTCCAGTAGGACCGTTCATTGGTTGAACGCCACAAATATCATAGGCGATCAGGTTAGGCATCGAGCGACGGATCAGGGAGATCAGTACGGGGTCGAAACCTGCTACGTTTCCACTACCTGTGGTAGGTGTATTGATAGGACCAGCGTTAGTAGGCGCTTCGGTCAGCATTCTCTCCTCACGGAGGAATTTCTCTTGGTTTTCCAGAAGTTGAGTGGTAACAGCCTTCTTGTAACTATCTTTGATCTCGGGGAGATCGCCGTGAGTCAGAACAGGTGCCCACTTCTCCTGGAGTTGTTCGGTATTGAACATTTTGTTCTCCTTGGAAAAATTTAATGTTTGTGAACTATAACTTATTTATAATTTAGATCACTTATTGTAGCGTGAGATTGCGGAAACATATCTCTCCATGCCTGCAGGGATTGCCTTCTCGGCAACAGGCTCAGATTCTTCTACGCTCTCATTGATTGAAGTCTTGGGGAAATAGTTTTCCTTGATAGTTTCAATCTTCTCTTTGAATGACTCTTCGGAAACAAACTCTACACCCTCAGCAAGGGAGGAAAGTTTTTCTTTCTGAGTATCAGCGAGACCCTGAGATACTTCGGCAACGATAGATTCTTTGACGAATTCTCCCAGAGCAGAATTTAATTCAACATTCTTGTCAATTTGTTCGTTGAGTTTTGACTCCATTTCATCTAGTTTTTCGCTCATCCCCTCAACCATATCGTACTTCTCTTCTGGAATATCCATGTAGTGTTCGGTGAACACTCCCTTAAGAGCAGACATAAAGGACTCAGCAATCTCGGTGCGAATACCTTCGTTGATTGCGAGCTTGTTATCATTAATCCATTGTTCTACAATATAATTCAAGAAGGAGTCAACCTTAGATGACATTTCCTCCTTGATCACGTCAATTTGCTCATTCAACTGAGCAGCATAGCTTTCTTCCAGACGCTTGGTTTCTTCATCAATTCTAGAAGAAACAGCGGCGCTGAAAATTGTTGTTGCCTTTTCCTTAAACTCTTCAGAAAGATCCTCGCCATTAACGAGAGCATTGATGTCATCAGTAACATCAATTTCTTCCTTAGCAAGTTTAGGCATTGCGTCCCCGCCACCACGGCTAACTTTCTTGCCAGCCATATCCTTGCCACCTTCTAATTTAGGCATAGGATCTTGCTTGCCTTCGCCCGAGTTAACTGCAGTCTTAGACTTTTTAACTGGAGCAGCAGCCTTAGCACCAGAGTTCTCAAACTTACCTGAGTACTCGGCGGATGATCCTGCAGCCATTGGTTCAACATTGGCAACAGCAACATCAGAACCAGTAGCGGCAGGAAGATGTGAACCTTCAGCTGGAGCAGCACCAGCAGTGACAGCGTTGTTCATTTCTGTAACAGTCTCCGCATCGACGTTTTCTGATACGAAATCCTCAAATTTCTCGTTTAACGAATTAGCCATTTAAAATAACCCCTAAAGGACCTTAGTTTTTCTATTACTTATTTATTAAATTTATAAGTTAGAGAGCAGTTTCTCAAAGCTCTCAAGGATTTTACCCTCAAGTGCTCCGCGTGATACTCTCTCTAAATCTTCTTTTACTTGCTGGAGTTCTGCTTCTTTAAATGCCCCATTGTTCCAGACCCATTCTTTTCCTTCCATGATTCCGTTGACGAATGCATCTGGGGCAGAAGGATCAGCAACAATATCAGCAGCAGTTGTAAGCATAAAGTCATCCCTGACATAATTTGATCCACCTTTGGATTCAAGACTTCCTACACCTCTGGAAGAAACTCCAAGTTGAACACCTTCTCTAAGGAGATTCTTGGCAATTGATCCCATAGGAGTTTCAAGTAATTTTGCCTTACCAATATAGTTTGCACCATCTTGATAGAGTTCTACAATCTTATGTGAAACACGATCAAGGTTGATGGTAGGACCATCAGGATGACCGAGTTCACCTAGAGCACGGGACTTTTGAACGAAATTTTCGTTGTAGTTAGTTACTTCGCGCTGAAGAACAGGCATCGGATATACTCTCCCATTGCGATTTTTGATATCGCCCTGTAAAAATACTCCCTGAATATATGTATACTCTTTTCCATCCTTCTCTTCAGTGAGAAGTTCAATATCTTCAATGTGCTCTACGATTAGTTTCATTGTTCTTCTTCGGGTTCGGTTTCGGTGGTAGGTTCTTCAATCTCCTGTTCTGCGGATCCTTCTGGTTGCGGAGCATCAATGTTAGGATCACCTTCACCAACTTCAGGTTCTCCTTCGGTTGGATTCATGAGTTGACCAGCATATTCTTTTTTATAAGAATCTAATGCTTCAGATGCCTTAGCATACAGAAGATCAATCACCTCATCAGATGCAACAGAGTTCTCTCCGTTAACAATTTTGTCAATCAATTCTTTAGTAACAGTCATAATTGTAAATTAATTTATAAAGTTATTTAGTTTTCAACTTCTTTAGAAGTCTGTGCTTTCATAGGAGGTTTTGTTGATGTATCAACTGGACCGCCTGCTGGTGGAGCAGCAGCATTAGGATCTTCCACTGGCATGACTGGAGTATCCATAAGTTCACCAGACTTCTTCTCCTTCTCAATTTGAATGCGGATCTCTTCAATCTCGGATTCTTTTTGCTGTAGGATCTGACGCTTGATATGATCATTGGAGTAATAAACACCCATGAAAGGTTGCATTCTTTCTACGAGGTTTAATCTCTCACCGATCATCTCAATCTCTTTGAGTTCTGTGAAATGGTTATCAAACAGATAGTCATATTGAATATGCTGTTCCATCAATTCCCAGTCATCCACAGTGATAACACCTTTGAGGATCAACTGAGTCTTCAACATATCATTGAAGAGATGTGAGAATTGCTTGCGGAGTCTACCGACAAACTTGATGAACTTAAGTTCATCGCGCAGGATCTCATTAGAGCGTCCAAGACTAAATCCCTTTTCCTCGCCCACGCGAGATGGTGGGAGGTTTAGCGATTTGTAGAGTTTCTTCAGGAAGTATTCAACGTCCTTCAGTTCTCCAAGATTCTGAGCACCAGGAAGTGTAGTAATCTCTGTACCTCTACCACCTTCGCGGCGAGGTAACCAGAAGTCTTCCAGCATACTCATGAACTTTTTGTCGTCACGAATCTCACCAGTGCTGGCATCATATACCAGTTTATTTCTATAGCGAGACATAACTTCACGCAGATATTGTTCTGCCTTGACCTTTGGAAGATTACCAACGTCAATGTAGAAAATTCTACGTTCTGGTGCGCGGGACATTCTGTAGATAACCAGAGAATCTTCAATCATTCTCAGTTGGTTAACTGCTTTCAGTGCCTTATGCAGATAGGACAATGGCAGATTTTGATTCATGTCCATCAGTCCTGACGTGCAGAACGTGATCGCATCGGGTGCAATCTTCACACCAAGTTGATCGTTCCCTGCAAGACTAACCGCTGCTTTATGGTTGAATACTCCTTTGGGATTGTAGAGATAGTATTCGTTTACATCACCGTAGTTTAAAACTTTTGCTTTATCTCCACCACCTGCCGCAGGTTTCTTTTTAACCTCACGCATTTTCTTGACCTTCAGTGGATCAATGTAGCGAAGTTCTTTGATACCCTCAGTGGGTTTTGTTACATCAATTACTTTATGATAATAAAGTCTTCCGTCAATATACCAACGTCTGAAAATATGGTAGCACTTTTTATCAAACTGCAGCAAGCGTTTGATCTCGTTAAATTCTTCTCTGATTCTCTTCTTGATTGACTCGCTCTGCTCAAGATTAGAGAGTTCGATTTCTACTGGTGAGTCATCACCATCTGCAACGATTGCTTCGTTGACTACTTCATCAATTGCGGAGTCAACTTCAGGGTGTAATGAGACTTCGCGATACTTTCGGATCTGCTCAAACTCATTTCTGGAGACACCCTCCATATCAACATATTGACCGTAATAACCTCCAGCGGAGATTGTTACGGTCCCGTCGTCATTATTAGGAGCAACAGGGGAGATTAACCCCTGCTGCTTCTTTTTCTTTTGGTCTCCTTTATCAAGGGAAAACCCAAATAACTCCGCCATTGTATAAGGTTAACTACGTTTACTGTAGTTATTTATTCAGAATCAAATAGCGGAAGTTGCTCCGATGTCAACAGCATCATCTTTCTTTTTAGCTTCCCACCAGTCATACTGGAATTCAACAGTGTACTCAGCAATAGTATTGTTGTTGTCATATGACAAATCAATCTGAGCAATGTTAGTTGGGAAAGCATGAATGAAATCATAGGATCTTACGATTTTATGTGGATCCTTCAGTGCTGTACCAGTGCTGATTCCACGCTCCAGTTGAGAAACTCTCAATGTTGCAGAATACTCATCTGTATAACCTGCACCGTTCTCATGCTTGTTCAGTTTATTCATCCACTTCTCAAAGTACGCTCTGACATCCATGGTCTCATCAGCCATAACTGTGACAGTCCAGGATTCAAAGGTGCGATCACCAGGAAGTTTGATGACTCTGCCTCTAAAAGGAACTTCTACCGTTCCAATTGTGCTGGCAGGAATACCAGCGGAACGGCAGAGGAATGTAAAATCGGCGTCTGTTCCTTTCACACCAGAATCTTCATCCAGATTATCTCCAAGTGAGGTTACACTCACCATGAATAGATTAGGACGGATACCATAACCAATTTTAGATTTAAATGAAGTTAAGTTTGCCATTGTTTGATTATCTCCTTAAGTGTATTTATTTTCTAATCAAACTCTGCCGATAACTTCGTCGAAGGAGACGCCCGTGCGGGTAGCAACGAATGTCAGAGTGATGAAGTTAATGGAGCGAGAAGGCTTGATGTAGATGTCAGCAACAAATTCATTACGATCAATAACATCTGGAGTGTTATTAGTAGTATCCGCGACTACGAGGAAGTCAGTCATGCCTCTTCTTGCCTGAATGTCACGCATGTAGTTGTTAACCTGCGTGGAGAAATTCAAACGAGTAGTATCATCATTTAATTCAAACAGAACATTTTTTGAGAAGTTCTTGACTGTTCTCTCAAGGATGAGGAACAGACGACGAACGTTGATTCTGTCGAAGGCGGAAGGACTACGGAGAGCAGTCTTGTCACCGAACAGAACGATGCCCTGACCAGGGAATGAAACGATTGGATTGACACGATTAGAATAGAGATCATCTCTCTGTGCCTTATTTGGGTTGAATGCAATCTTAATTGCATTTCTCAGGTTACCTCTGTTGAAACCAGCAGGGGAATACCATGCTTCCGAAACAGCAGTTGTGTTAACACAAAGACCTGCCATGTCAGCATTAGTTGGGATGTAACGATATTGATCGTTAAATCTGTCGTAGATATACTTGTAGTTGTTATCAAATACAGCGTAAGAAGAACTATCGCTAATTGCTTCAAAGAACTCAGTTACGTTCTTTGCTTGGTCAGCTGCTGTAGAAGCATTTGCTCCAACAACGTCAGATCTCTGTGGGGAGATGAAAGCAATACAATCCTTTCTTTGGTTGGCAAGATTGATCAGTGAATTTGCTTTGGCAAGATTTGAAGGACCGCAAAGAATGTAGTCAATTGTGATGGTCTCTGTATCGGAGAAAGCATCAAGATATGTTTGAGTCTCGTTACCAACGTTGTAGTTAGCGTAATCAGTACCAGCAGATAATGTATATGAACGAGGACCATACAGATGGAATGAAGAAGCAGGAGTTCCAGAAACTGTAATTGCCTCAGAACCACTGTAGGTGAAAACATCAGTACCGTCTTCGTAAGCTCCGAGGAAAACATACTTAGAACGACCCTTGATTACATCCTTATAATGGTTTGCTTCACCTTCACTAGTTCTAGCGCCAACAGCTTTCGAGAGATAAAGCATTTTTTCCAGAACAGAGTTTGCTGTTCCAGTAATGCCACCTGTTTTGTCGAGAACTACAACGTGAATTTCATCATTAGCACCACCGCGTGCTGCAGCATAAGGTGAAGTACCAGGACGAGGAGCAAGTGCATTCCACTTGATTTGACCTGCAACAGCATACTGCTCATTATACCAGTCAGCGACTGAATCAACATTCTCTCCGCCTACGGTTCCATTTTGTGCAAACTTAGCAGAACCAGCATCAAGAACAACAGAGATCTTTGTAGTGTCTCCAGTGTTGTCTTCATATGCAACTCCAGTAGCAGTACCATCAGTAACTGCATCACCTTGAGAGACTGCTACACCACCACCAAGACTGAGGATTTGATCAGCACCACGGTCAATAGATACGACCTCAAGTGCGTTGCCATGAGTTCCTGGAGTTCTTGCAACGAAATCATAAGTTTGAGCACTACCCTCAATGTTTGCTTCATATGCTGCACGGTTGTTAATTTTTACAGTAGCAACCGCTGCTGAGTTAGCATTGGTAAGATTAGTTCCAGAAGAATCAGCAATTCTTGCTACCTGGAGGTTACCACCGTAGTTAAGGAACTCGGAAGCAGTATACCAATACTCGTAGTTATCTGCGGTAGGTTTTCCGAATTTTTCTACTAATTCTTTTTCGCTTGTAATTAATTCTGCTACGCCAACATCACCTTTCAAGAAAGGTCCTGCGATAGCACCGATATTAGTAATTGTTTCCTGGAGACGTGAGTTAGTAAAATCGCGCTCCTGAACAACAATTCCTGGCGATACTTGTGTTGCCATGTTTACCCCTAAAGTTCAGAAATTTGTTCTGTGATTATTTATTAAAAGCTATGTTTTAAGAGGGGAAACACTGCATGAACTACCAGTCTGGATATGACCAAGTATGACTGTCACTACGTTTTCTATTTTTTATAACTCTATCTACGGTGCATTCTTTACACTCATATGCATAAGCTGATGGTGTTGCTCTACCCTTTCTAGTTCTATAAAAATCTGTCACTAAATCTTTTACGACACCACAAGATCTGCAGCGTCTCTGTTTAAAGAGCAAATGCTCTAGTTCAAATTCCTGTTCAAAATCCATTTAATTGATGCTCCAAAATGAGCCGATAAAAGTTATCTCTCATTGCCAGCAGATCTGCTTGCTCATGAGGATCTCCACCCGCCCATTTGTCACATGCTTGTTTAAGACCAGCATGAATTACTCTCACACCATTAATATCTAATTCAATAGATATGTGACCTTCTTTAGAAGACATTATAGATAAGACCCCATGTAAGTGAACTCTGAAGATACATCACCATATTCATCCAAGAACCAACGATCACCTGACTCATCTACAAAACTTTCCTGATCTTCTAGACCATCAGAGATGAAACCAAATGGTGCCATGTCCTGTTCAATTTGATTCTTTTGCTCATCGTAGATTCTTTGGCGGACATCATTATCCGTCATTTCCTTAAAGTAATCTTGTACTGCTAACCAGCAGAAAATTACAAGACACATTGCAAGGTCATCATGACATCCTTCTTCTGCTTCAAACGATTCTCGTTTAGAAATAAATGTGGTTAATTCTGCAATAGTCTCATAGTCTGGGATAACAAGTTTATCATCTTCAATAAAAGTTTTTAAATTTAAACATCCGACTTTTTTTACGGTCTTAGACATCTTGACACCTAGTTGTGTTTTCTTTCCAGAGAATCCTGTGCCGACGATCTGTCCAGCACGCCCCCTCATGGCACACATAAGAATATGATCATACTCCAGATCATAATGCATCATGGATGCTACCTGATCTCCAATATCATTAACTTCAGTTAAAATGTATGCTCTATTATATCCTCTGGCAATATCAACAATAATTGTTGGGAACATTATTGCCTTGATCTCATTGTTTCTGTATCGTGCTACAAGCCTGTAAGGGAACTTTGTAATGTCAAATACCAAAAACGCACTATAATCACTGCCCACACCACGGGCAACGTCAACAGTAACAATATAATCATGTTCTTTTTGGGGATTTTCATATACTACGAGACCTTTGTTGTTATTAGTAATAGGGTCATCATACACCATTGTACGCAATTTACTCGCAGCAATTAACGTATCTACAGATCCCAGGAACTCACACTCAAATTCTTGTGTAAACTGTCTCTGCGAAGTGTTCGCAATAGTTTGTTCTTTCCACTTAGCATCCCTTCCAGGGACTTGACTCCAGTGAACTTCTGTAGTAACATATTCGTTCTTACCCCTCTCAGCATCATGCCAGAGTTTGTAGAACATATTCATACCATTCGGCGTGGAGATGATAATTACTTTTGTACTCTTACCAGACGAAATGGTGGGGTATACAGAACTAAAAAACTGTTCCGCTATATGGGTAGGGACAAAAGCAAATTCGTCCAAGAAGATGATGTTGAATGACATACCTCGGACAGCAGAACTGGAGGTAGATGCTGCCATAATCTTAGAACCATTCTCCAGTTCTAGAGATCCTTTGTTCCATGACACAATACCTTGCTGCATCCACTTAGGAAGGTTCTCATAAGCAAGTTGCAACCTGCCAAGAAGTTCTCTGGATGTGCTTAATTTGTTTGCTAGGATACCGATGTTGACATTATCATTAAAGATACAATAATGCAACAGATAAGATACCACCGTAGTGGACTTACCTGTCTGTCGTGGTAGTTTAGCAATGTTAAATCGGTTCGTATGGAACCTATTAATCATGTCCTCCTGAAAGTCCCACATTTTAAATGGAACAAGACCTTCGTCCAGAGAAACAATCTTGATATAATTTCTAGTAAAGTAGACGGGATCGTCAGCACATTTCAACCATTCCTGAACTTGATCAGGAGTGAAACTCATTTCCACGTTCGCCGCTTTTAGATTAGGCGAACCTTTATAAACTTTATCAGCCATTTATCAACAGTTCCAAGCTCTCAGTGATTTATTAATTCTAGAATCAGGGTCTCTAGCAGTTTTCTTAGAGGTTAACTTTTTCTTCATACCCTTCATTCTAGCGCAGAAGGATGCCCTCCTGGGATTTCCAACTTTTTTGCTTGGTGCTTTAAGGTCAGATCCTGGATTTTCCTTTTCATAAGATCTACGTCCTTTAGCGTTAAGTCCTCCAGACTTACTTTTTCCTGATTTTTTTGTCCAGGCTGCGCCTTCTTGTGTGAGTTCAACTTCTTCTTTAGCAGTCCGCGCCGCTTTTTTAAAGGCATCCTTCGCAGGATAATCCTTATCTCCTGATTTAGCAGGGGATTCACCACGCTTTCTTTTAGCATGGATGTTGGCATAAAGTCCACGTTTCGCTTCTGAAAGCTCTCTAAATTCTTTAAATGACTTCATGTAACGACGGGGGTTTACTAGTTTATTTATTCAATTTTGGTATGCAATTGCTGATGCCCACACAGAACCACTGGCAGTACTAGCATCTACTACAGCACCAGGATCTTTTCTGATTGCCATCCCTTCACCAGCAGGAATGTAAACTGTGACTGCTGAAGCATTAGCAACAGTAACTTTTGCAGCAGCATTGTTTGTATTTACTACCCAAAGAAGTGTTCCTGCTAAAGCAGTAGCATCAGCTAATGCAGCTGCCTGAATATCTTCTGCAGAAGAGAGTGGTTTAATAATCATTTGTCTATACTTTTTAGTTATTTATCTTCCAGATTGTTTTTTGCCTGCTTAAGCATCTTAGCAAGATCAGCAGTAGAACCTACGAACATAGTATTGTTTACGGTAGATGGTCCTTTCTTTTCTTCTTGACCTAAATCTTTCATTTTCTTTTGAAGGTCTGCTAACTTATCAGTGATGTCAGCAACGTTCTTAATGCCCTGGAAGGCGACTTCATATGCCCTTGGGTGGTTGCTGCTCCTAGCAACGTCTAGCAACTCCTCAATGGCAACCTGACCCTTCTGGATGAGTTCATACAACTCTCCACGGGCATACTTATAATCTGTCTCTACATCAGCAGCATCAACTTCCACCTTCTCAGGTTTGGGTTGCTCTACCTCATCCATAGGAGTGATGTCAAAAACATCCTCCATGTTCTTCTGAAATTTATTGTCCATGATATGTTATACCTTCATTAAATCCAAAGTCATCATCTGGTTGTAACAGAGCGTCATCAGCAGCATTAATAACACCATCGTTATTTTTATCTTCTAATGCCTTCGGCGTGACATTGTATTCCATGGCTCTAGCATTAGTATTTTTATCACCAATGAGTGTAGTAGCAATGGACTTTCTGATAATATCGTTGGCAGCAACGGGACCATACATGTAAGTCTTAACTGAGAATCTTAGTGTATAGTAGATATATCTTCTGGTAGAATAGTCACCTTCATAATCATCTGTAAAATCAATACTTTCTAAGATGATAGGAATATCTCTCTTCTCGTTCATTTCAGGAATAAGGTCCACAGTCATACTAAACTGTGGTTGAAAGAATGGAAGAATTTGCTCAAGAATTTGCAATGCATCGTCCTGAGACTTTGCAATTACATTTAACTCAAACCCAATATTATATGGTACAGGAAGATACTGTACTTTTGTTGTTGTAGTCTTACCATCTCCAACAGCTCTATTTCTCTGAATAGGTGGAACCTTTCTTCCAGAATCATATGTGATACCAGTCATCTCAAACGACAATCTAGGTACGGTAATCGTTACCTTCTTGTCGAGATTTGGTGCTGCATCAAGTCTCGCTAAAAACTTTTGAATAGGACCATATGCCAATGGAACTTTTTGCTCCATGACGTTCCCGCCATTAGCATCCAAAGTTTTTAATTGAATGTTATTAAAAAGTGTACCAAATGTGGTAACAGTCTTTCTAATAATTTTGTGATAAAAATAATTTCCTAACATTAAAAGCTACCTGTAAAATTACCAAATTCTCCGAACGGATTTATTTCAGTGAAGTCAAGAATATCATCCGCTTCATCTTCTAGTTGTCTATTCTCAGAGAATGAGTCTGTCATATCAAGAGTATCAAAAGAACCAACATTCCATTTAGCACCAGAGTCATAACCACAAATCAGTTCGTTAATATCAAAAGTGCCGTTAGCATATGCAACACTCAGAGTTCTGGTATCTTCATCCCATTCAGCAACTTTTGCAACTACATTTCCTGGAGAACTTTCTATTTTAACCACAGGATAATTTGCTGGCCATGGTGTAATGGTATCTACCTGACCAATTTGATCATATGTTACATCTGCATATATGTATGGAGTTGATGGTGGAATAACACTATCAACTTTTCCATCAACTAAAGTAGTAGATCCTTGTCCAATCAGTTGACCGTTTGGTCCATAGAAATATGAAACTGGAGGCGTAGTGTATCTTTCGCCAGCATTTGTGATCGTAATAGTACCGAGAACTCCTTGAGTTCCAGTAGTAGTACCAGTTGCAGTTGCTGTATATCTAGTACCATCAATCCTTTCGTCTTGAACAAAAGTACCAGATCCTCCAACACTGAGAATGATTGGATATACACCAGATTCCATTTCAGTGTTGTCAACGGCAGGAATACCAGTATCAAAGATACTGTCTCCATACTCAAAGACTTCACATGTCATGGTATATGTATATAGACTTCCTAATTGATAGAAAGGTTTTTGGTTCTCTACATACTTGATTTCAAATACAGTTTCATTTAATGGGAACCAGATAAGGTCGCCATCGTTGGGTCTTCCGCTAACAATTTTATTAGTCTGAACATCAACAAAATCTTTCCACCTTCTTCTAGAAACTGTGAGTTGAATCTCATCAGTTACACGGAGACCAAATTTCGATAGCATGTCTCCATTGCCACCAAACTGCTCAAAGTTTTCAAGATACATCTCAATGAGATAACTATCTTTAAACTGTGAGTAGTAGATGTCATTCCATAATTTATCCTCATGGATTTGACGAGGAATGTAGTAGCATTCCAGACCATACATTTTGATCTGTTCGTCTACAAGATCCTGGACTAATCCTTGTTCACCTTTTGTTCCTTGTGTGAAGTATAAATTCTTCATCTTATCCGATCATGTCTAGTGGTGGTAACTCGTATTCTAACTTGAAGTCATCCATGATCATTTGAATCTCACGTTGAGCATCCTCATAGAACTCTCTACCGTTTAGAGTTGTTCCACCAGGAAGTGCTACGTTTTTAAACTTAATCAAGTTCTGACCCCACTGACGTTTAATCAGAGCGGTGAGATATCTCTTCAACCATTTGTCATTATAAACTTCTGATGCATTGGTAGGATCAATCATCCTATAGCAGTCAAGAATCAAATGCTGTCCAGGTGTGATGTTATCCCAGTCAGTATCAATATATAATCTATTTTCTCTCTTATTAAATCTTACTGGTTTAAAGTTACCAATAACAAAATCAAGAGTTTCAAGATATTGCTTTACCATATAATAGTTCAGGATTTCCATTGAACCAAAGTTATAGAAATCATTCAGGAACAACTGATACTTCATGCTGAAGATGTTTCCTGATACTGCTGATGAACTATTGTCATAAGCATATACCTGAGTTACTCCGAGAACATGCTCAGGGACAGTAACATAGTTGTTCTGCTCCTTAAAATCTGTACCAGAAATTGTACTGTTCGCTTTCGCGTCAGTAATCATCTGCTCAGTAACTTCTAGTTTTAAAAATGTTTTGATGCTTCCATCAAAATGACGCTCTTGGAAGAATTGAATAGCATCATCCACAAGATCCTCAATCTGATCATCATCTACGTTAATCTCTAGGACGGGAAAACCTAATTTCCTTAAGCAGTAATCAATTAGCTCCTGGCGTGTTGAGGGTCGTGCCATGAATAAAAAAATACCCCTAGTTTCCTAGAGGTATTTATAAATCCTATATTAGCAGCTAGCAAAACATAAATTGAATGATATTACAATTTTTCTAGCATCAGACTTTTGTTGAGTTACACCGTGATGAAAATCCGAAGAGAAAAGATACATGGTATCAATACTACAGGGCATTGAAACTACGTCAAGACTTATATCATTTATTTCTTGAGGATGCTCTATGATATTTTTGTATGGATCATAAAATGAAATTTTATGAGACTCATCAGAATCTATGTAATATGCACCAGAACAAATTGATCCAGGGTGAGTGTGGGGAAACAAATAATCTCCCTTCCCAGAGACATTAAACCACATGTTAGTAACACGAAGAGTATTTGTTAAAAACTCATGATATCCACATGCTTTTAAAAACTCAGATGAGTTCTCTAATATTTTTTTTGTTAGTGGTTTAAACGCTGGCAATCTATGTATGGTCTGGATTGTTTGATGTGAAGATTCTACATTCAGAGATCCATTTCTCCATGTACCATGTTTAGATAATTCTTCTACTTCAGAAACCATATTATTAACGGCATCAGTCCCAAATACGTTTGAAAATTCTCCAACCACCTTTGGGAAAAATTTATTTATTTTCATACTAAAAATTTTGTTGTACTAAGAAATCAGTATTATCTTCGGGGTTATCTCTGACGCAATCTACTAAAAACCAATTTCGCATTGCTGCTACTGTATCAAAAACAGCAACCTGATTTTCAAATTCACACCAGAATAAAAATCCATCGTTTAGTTCCCATCCATTTGGTCGATCAACATCCTCACCTCTAACTAGTGGATGTGGTTGATCATCGTCTTCATTGTCATTTGAAATAATTTCAATTGACATATGTTTATTTTCCCCATGAACACCTTCAATCTCTTTGATTATATCATATAGGGGGATATCCGAAACTGTAGTCATTTTCAGTAACTATAAATATGTGAGTAACTGAATTTATTTAGCTTGTTGACGCGACATAAATTCTATACTATAATTATATCACACACAGGAAAGAAATGAGTATTAAACTTTGTTTGCTGAAGAATTCAGAAACTGCAATTTGCGATTTGAGGGAGATGATCGACCCCGAAGGAAATGAAAGTGTAGGATATTTTATGAGTGACCCATTTAAAGTAACTCAAGTTGGAGTTGGTCGAGTTGAAGTATCATCTCAAGATGATGAACCATTGGAAACTGGAGAATGCCGAGTTGAATTTCACAGATTATTTCCATTGTCAAATGATAGGGGATTTAATGTTTCACACGAATTTATTGATGTGGTGTATGAACCCCATCCAGAACTTGTGGAATCATATCTAGGAATTCTTAAAAAATTTATTGATGAGCATAAGACAAATGAAGTGTCTCTTGAAGGAAGTTTCCTAGTTAATTCAACTGAACTGTCTGAGGAGGATAGTCAAAAATTCCAAAATCAATTCTTGCCTGATGGAGGAGCTAAAGTTTGATCATGAGTGAATTTCCTAAAGACAAAACTAAGTTTTTTGATAACTTTTGCTTTGAGTCGGGTCATACTTTCAATGCAAATGAATCTAGATACGGCAAACTTTCCTATGTAGTCGTCGATAATTTCTTTAAAGATCCAGATAATGTTCGTGATAATCTTCTAACTATTCCTTTTGATACAGGACAACAACTGTTGGACGGTATTATGGAGAAAGGAGAAGAATGTAAATTCATGAAACCCATGGGTCATAATCAATTGATTAGTTCCAATCTAACTCAACAATGGACTTGGACTATCATTGAGATGATGAAAGATTTTAATTACATCCCTATGGATGATAATAAAGAAAAAGATGTTGCGTCGATTAGTAGAATGATGAACTCTGTCAGATATGACGGCAGTTTATATTATCCAGACATGACAGTCAATTGTAATAATGTGAAATGTCATCCACGGCAAGCTGATTTTAATTTTACTATTTTTCTTGGCGATGCAGAAGGTGATGAAAATGGAATGAGTTTTTATAATATGGAATATGAAGATGAAGTATACTGGGGTATTACAGACATTTTAAATAGTGTTGAGGATCCAGATCTCAGACTAGAGTTTCAAGATCTTTTGCAATACAAATATCAACCAACTAGTAATATAGAAAAATTTTCTGATTGGCAGGGAGATAACTACTACAAAAAATTAGTTAATATTCCTGCGGTTTATAATAGATTGATTCTTTTTTCTGGAGATACTTTCTCTCAGCAAAATTACGATAATAAATCTGCACGATATACTATCGATGGATCTATCAATATTCCTCCTGAGTTTAAAAACGATGATGGAATGTTAAACTCAGAAGGTTTAGATGCAATGATGCAGGGAGCACCAGTTGTATGATTAAGGATGTTGATATTACCCAGGTTCCTAGATATAATTCTAGCGAAATTGCTAGAATTATGGAAGTTAATCTTGACTTTGAAGTCGAACATAATGTTGTTGAGGGTTTAGAATATCTTAAGATCAAAAATTTTCTTAAGTATCCAGAAGAATTGAAGGAGTTTTTATTAAAATTTCCTTGTGAAGATAGGACTATGAGTCTTGAAGCAGGTGAAGAGCATCTTATTACTGGAAGTAAAGCACCTGGATTTCAGCAACCAATTCCTACAAAATTTTTTAGTACGGGTATTAGTCATGCTTTTTATGCAGTTTTGAAGCAGAATAATATGATTAAATATGATGAAAAACGTTGTACATTTATGTATTATACGAATTGCTTCTACCCTAAAATGCCTGCATATAAAACAAATTATTTACCTCATGTAGATCCGTTTACATATGCACTTAATCTTTTCTTGACTGATGTTGAAGATACCTACACAGATTTCTTTAAAATGAAGATTAAAGATACTTATGTATATCAAACATCAGAATTATATAGGCATCCAAAAGAACATTATGATGATCTAGTGCATAGATTAGATCGAGAAGAAAGTTTTAGTAAGTGGAAAGTCTTTGAGGAAAATGAAATCTATAAAAGATACCATAGAATTCCTGCTGAATATAATTGTGCAACAGTGTATAGAGGAAATAGATGGCACTCAGCTGGTTATGATGCTGAAAATGAAACGAAAACTAGATATTCTTTAGTTGGTGTAATTAATTAAAAAAATGGGGGTCGTAAGACCCCCTTTTTAATGTTTTTTAATGCTTCAAATTACAGTTCTTGCTGCTTCTTTGAATTGACGAGGTGCATATTTGTTCCAGAGCTCGTCTACTTTTTCTAATGCTGCAGCATCTTTATGAAATTTATCATTATGTTGATTCTTCAATTTACCTTGAAGTTTTCTAGCAAGTTTGTATGATGCAATAGCATCAGCATCTTCTGTTTCGTGGAAGTCCCATTGGACCGCCGCAAGGGCGGTCTCAAGATCTTCCATTGTTGCGTCTGTTCCAGAGATTGAATAGTCTAAGTTCATTTAAATGTTCCTCCTTGATTATGCTTGTGATTCCTGCCAGGTTACACGGGCAGATACTGAATATGGGTTGCTGATGCTAACGTCGGTAGAGTCAACGATGTTCGCAATGACGGTAAGTAAGTCAGGTCCGTTAGGATAGATACCATCGCCACCGAGAATTGAGTTGCCAAGATCACTCAGTTTACTCAGATCATATTCGGTGCTTGCAGTTTGACCGTTACCAGAACCAGATGCTCTGAAGGACAGAATCTTAGCACCACCAGTAATAATGTCATCACCTTTATGCTGTACTAACTGACAGAGTGAAGGATCATCAACATTCTGGAATTCATCAGTAGAAAGTTGTGGGTTCAGAATCAGAGTAATCTCAGTTTCGTGTGTAGTAAGAATACCAACAGAGTCAAGTTTAAGTGCCATTCTGTTAATGATTTCTCTTTGACCCAAGGAACCTGTAATAGAAGAGTCTACTGAAGGTGCGAGTCTGATTGAAATCAGAGGAATGTTACTAGGAATAATGTTATCAACTCCAGCTGGAGCACCGATGCTCATAGTTGTTCCACTTGAAACAGCAGGATTTCCTAAGTTGCTGTTGATTCTACTTGAGTAGTTATATGGGAATACTGATTGAGTTCCCTCAAAGTACTGGAAGTATGCTTCATAGTAGCTACTTGTAGTACGAGATCTAAAGTCAACAGGTCTACCTTCTAAGAAGTAGTTATTAGCAGTACTTGCATGATAAACCAGAGTACCAACTGAGAACTTAGATGCATCAGAAGTGCTGAATCTAACCACGACATACCAAGTTCTATTCCACCATGATCCAGTGTAATCGCTTCTGAGGAACGAGTTCTGTGATGTGCTAGCACTCTGTGAGGTAGCGTTCGTAAACTTCTGAACGTTGCCAGATGCCGTGAACAGGTACGCTTCGTCATCCTGGAATGTACCATCCATGATAACTGAAGTACCCCAGTGGAACAGAGTTCCAACATATGATGGGTTGGGACCATTAACAACTTCATAACGCGCAGGCAGGTTACCTGAACGGAAGTAAGATTCAGTCAAGCGGTTGTTGTGCTTGAATTCATGGACGTACTTGACGTGACCATTCTGATCCTTAAATCCGAAACGGATCTTACCAGCACCATACCAAGAGAAGTCCATGTAGCACATCTGAATCTTATCAAGATTCAGAATATAACCAGAAGGACCATTACCATCTGCTTTATCAATATTCCACTCACTTTGAGCAGCACGGGTGTCAATTGTCTTCGTGCAGATAACATCAGTTGCAGTAAGACCTCTGTATGAAGGTTGTACAGTCAGGCGATTATTGTCATGTACCTTGATAACCTGATGAGTCATTCCACGAATAACGATATTATCACCAGGAGAAATTTGAGAAACAAATCTCGTATTAGTACCATCAATAATCTGTGATGCGTTCGTAACTGAAATAGTTCCAGGAAGCTGTTGAACAGAAGATCTTCTTACACAGTTGAGTGTATTGCCATCGAATTCAAAGAAGAATCCGTTTTGATCATCAAACATACCAGCACGAACACTACATCCAGACCAAGAAACAACGGATACGGTTGTGAATCCACCACCAACAGTATTTGTTGGAATCGTTGGCAGAACATATCTGAAGGTAAATTCATCAGGTACGCTATGAATCAATCCAGTGGTGTTATATTCAACAATTGAACAATCCTTAACGCGAACTTCTAATTCATTAGTTAAATTGTGTGGTTTCGCAGTTGTGATTGTTGCAAGTTTCAGTTGTTCAAATGTAACGTCTCCAGTAAGTGCAGAATCAAGTGCTGGTGCAATTTCAACTTGTGTTGCACTAAGAATTCTCTTAACTCTAGTTCCAGCACCAAGAGAAGAGTTACCAGTAACATCCATCTCAACCAGAAGACCAGTAGTATCAGCGATTGTGAGGACGTTTCCATCAAGATCTCCAGTAGCAGCAACTGTACTATCAGCACCAGAAGGAGTATATGAAACAGATAATGCAGGGATCTGAGGAATGAAGTTGATAGCGAATGAAGTCTGGATACCCTTACCTGACTGATAACGGAAGTACTTACGAGTCTGTCTAGAAATTCTGGAATTGGGTGACTTAGAAGTACCGATTTCCATACCACCATCAAATGGTCTGTGGAGGAAGAATCCATCAGGACGCACATAGATGAACGAAGGAATCAGATATGTCAAACTACTAGCACTGAAATCAAAGTCGGTGTCAACCAGAAGGTTATCATCATCAGTAATAGCAGTAATTCTCTTCTCGACAATTGTTCCTGGTGTAGTTGCAGGATTGACAACTCTCAGAGTATCACCAATCTTATAGAATCTCTGGAAAGCAGCACTAGAACCTACGACTTGTCTAGAACCACTGACAACAGTAACTGTACCAGTACCAGAAACCTGACCAGACATAGAAGCACTAATCAACTGATGAGTTTCAGAAGATCCAGGTGCTGATGTAAGTGTGATTTCAGTACCGTTCTGGGCATCAGCAAGAGTTTCAGCAAGTTGGAAGATGTTGTTATCAACAACAATGACATAATAGTCCTTACCATCAGTAAGACCACCAATTGCAGTTCCACCTTGAGCATCATAAATTACTCTTACGCCATTTGCGAAGAAGTGATTATTGATAGTGATGTCATCTCTAGAAGTATTGACAGCAGAGTTTGCATCGAAACCTTTCAGTGCGGGAGGAATCTTAAATGGTACAGTAACTTCGAGTTTCTTCTCACCAACAGCAATTGTTGATGTGTAAGAACCATCAGTTGTACCGAAAGAAGCAGTAGCATTTTCAAACGACTGAAGACCAGTTCCACTATCAGTGATGTCATCGCCCTCGCTTTGACCGATGGTAGACTTAAGGGCAAATCTGTTGGCATTAAGTACTTTGACATAGTAGGAATTACCTGTGGT